TTCTTAAAGTCATTATAATAGATTTTTATCTCATCAGCAATCCATTTATTGGATTCAGCTTCGAAGAACTTTGGATGTATAATCTCATTTAATGTATCTAACAAACGAACATCCGTAATCAAAGAAGATAATACCTTTGTTTGAAATGATTGTCCGTATTTAGAAAGAGTATCTATATTTTGCATCTATAACTTTTGATTTGAATCACAAATATACAATATATTTATGATATGACCTAATCTATTTTGTAATAATGTTGTGAAATGTTGATTGTAACCAATCATTTATATCTCTCCAATTTTGAAGTACCTTATATTTAGCACCAACTTTAAGGAAATCAAGTTTATTGAATTGGATATCATCTTCAGCGAATCTATCCATAATCTTTAATTTCTTATTGGTTGGGATATGTGGTACATCTAACTCCATTAATCTCTTATTCATCAAAAGTTGTTCTTTTGCTCCTAAGATATCATCATACAGTTTTATCTTCCCCTTCTTCTCCTCACACAATTGGAACAATTCCTCATGTGTTACTAGCCTATCTTCCGATAGTTCAGGAAACCTCTTTAAAGTGGTTTTAATACCACATCCTCTGATGCCTGGAATACAATCGGATTTATCGCCATCCAAAGTACGATATACTAAAAGATTTTCAGGCCAAATACCCCACTCATCAAAAACGAGTTGTCTATTATATAGTTTCTTTTTGGTTGGTGAGAATACAGTCACTTTATCTGAAACCAATTGTAGAAAATCTTTATCAGTTGAAACAATTATAACTTGCCCATCTAATTGATTTTGAACGTGATTGGTTACATATGCAATTGTATCATCAGCCTCAATACCATCATAAACCATAGTTTGTACAGGTAGGAAATCCAATATATCATTCAACCACACAAATTGTTGCCTCATTGATAATCTTTCATCTTCTTCAGATAACATCTCACCATAGGTTCGGTTAACTCTGAAACGATTCTTTTCTCTACCAGCCTTATACCCTTCATGTATATCTTTTCTGGATTTAGAACCATCTTTACCATCGAATGTAACCACAACTCTCGTTGGGTTAAATTCTCTGATTTGATATCCGATGGATTTGAGTGAGCCAATCACCCCACCCGTATGGTCACCATCCTCATTCATTGTAGGGTTGGTTGTCCAGCTACGGATAAAGGTGTTTAGTCCATCAATAATAAGAACTCTACTGTTCCTATCTCGTAAATGATTCGTTTTGTGTTCCTCACTTACTTCGTTGAGGATTTCTTTGTAGAGTTTCTTCATTATGTTGTTGTTGTTGTATAACCATTACCATTAACCAATCCCACATTTTGTGGAGATAGGTACTTTTGGATTGCTCCCAATCTATCATCTGCATCTACCAACATCTGAAGAGCTTCTTCAGCGTTTGAATAGAAATCTTTTGTAGAATGGTCACCAATTCCGGCAGGATGGTTTTCCAACAACTCCAACGTAAGGAGTGCTTTTGCTCTATCAGCTTCCGCTGATGTGCGTAACATATTTGCTAATTTACTCATAACTTATTGTTTTTTTAATTTTTAATCTCCAATAACTTGGTCATCTACTACTAAGTTATCTACATCCTCTGATGCTGATTTATACTCCCTAATGGTAGCTTCACAAATTTTATTATAAATTTGTTCTTCTAATTTCGGGTCGTTTTTCAACAACTCAGGGAATTCTTTGGATTGGAATTTATGCTCCTCACCAGTTTCAGTATCAACATACTTATACCAAGCTCCACCTTGCGTAACGATTTTGTTTTCTTTCATAATATTCAACCACGATCCGCAATTGTCAATTCCTCTATCAAACATAACCTCAAAGTCAGCGTGTCTAAGTGGTGGTCCCATTCGGTTTTTAACAACCTGTGCTCTCACCTTAATACCTACGATTCTATCAACACCATTTACTTTGGCTTTGATACTTCCCATTCCTTTTAATCTTAAACGTACTGAAGCATGGAAAGCGATAGCTTTACCACCTGAAGTAGTCCAAGGGTCAGAGAATGGCATTGCGTTCATTTTCTGTCTTAACTGATTTGTGAAAACCAATGTGATTTTCTGTCTACCAATTAAGTTAGTAATCTTACGCATAGCCTTTGATATGATAATTGCTTTATCAGTTGCGTATCCATCTTTACCATAATCTGCATCCATCTCCTTTTCAGTTGATGCTGCTGCTACTGAATCTACTACGATTGTTACAAGTCTATCTTTCGATGCTACTCTTACATTTTCAATAATAGTTTCGGTGATTTCGAAACATTGTTCTACTGTCTCAGCTGCTACATATAATAATTTAGATACATCCACTCCAATTACTTCTAAGAACTCTCTACTTACTGCATTTTCAGTATCGATTAGTACAGCTACTCCACCTTTCTTTTGTGTTTCAGCCAAAAGGTGTGCAGATACTAATGATTTTCCAGATTGTTCTAGTCCAGTAATTTCAGCAATTCTACCAACAGGGAACCCACCATAAGGTCGGTTCGAAATGGCAACGTCTAGCATAGATGCTCCAGAGGATACCCAATCAGATACATCAGTAGGAGAATCCCCACCATCCAAAAAGAATGCCACTTTTTGGTCTTTTGCTTTTTTGTTAAGAGATTCGGCAAGTAAACTTGCCAAATCATCTTCTTTTGTTATCTTTTTTGCCATTAAAATTTAGTATTATGAGTTGAATAAATCATCAAATGCGTTAGCAACATCATCCAACTTCTTTCTATCAACAGGTGCTGCTTGTACAGGTGCTGCTGTTGGAGTTGGTGCTGCTGTTGGTGCTGCTGTTGGAGTTGATAAGGTTTGTTGAGATGCCGTATCATTTGCTCCTTCTGCTGATGGATTTAACCAACCTTCTAATACACTTTTCAATTCATCATAAGATAATTCAGAATAAATATCAGTAATATTAGTCTGTCCTTCTAATAATTGTTTAACCTGAGCATCATCATTTGTGATTGGTGATACTGATGGTTTAACTCTAATAGTAGTAACAGGGTAAGATGTTCCAGCATCTTCTGCTGATGTGTACTCAATAGTAATATCTCTACCAGTTGTTGGTTCAGTAATATCACCATAATCAGGATCTGCTATATATCCTAAGATTTCTTGGTAAACAGTTTTACCAAATCCCCAAAATTTAATTCCTTCACCTTCTTCACCTCTAACTAATACAGGTACGAAAGTTCTTAATTTCGGTTCCATTTTCTTAGCTGCTTTCCAATCTTCTTTATCACCCATTCTCTTTAATTTGTCAGCAAACTCTACAATAGGGTCTGGTCTTCCAAATGATGATGGAGATAAATAAGTTTTGTTGTTGATGTTGTAGTGAAAATACAATTCGATGAAAGGATTTTCTTTGTTGAATAGGTAAGGTACGATTCTTACTTGATGTTTACCTGGAGATGGTTTCCAAAGATTACTTTTTGAGTTTCCAGTGTTTTGTAGTTTGTTCAGTCTACCTCTGATTGCGGATAAATCTAGTCCCATGTTTTTAAAGTTTTAATAGTTTATTTATTTAATGGTTTTATTTTGGTGTCTTTCCTACACCACATATAAATATCAAGAAACCTCATTTTAAGGTACTTCCTGATGGTTTGTTTCACAAATATACGAAAAATAATTGATACTACCAAACATTATTTGAAAAACTTTTTGAGTGGCTGTATTTTGGTATCTTTCTCCATTTGTTATACAAATATACGAAAAATAATTCATACTACCAAATGTTTTTGAAAGTTTTTTAATAATAGACGTGTAATGTGTATCTTTCTCCATTTGTTAAACAAATATACGAAAAATAATTGGTATAAACAACAAAAGAGGGAAATTTCTTTCCCCCTTTTTAAATTTGTTTTGTTTTTATGTATCTATACGATATCGGTAGATTCTATTAATGTGTATGTGAAAGAGTTTCCCCATACATCTTTAGCCTTATTACATATTTCCATAAATTCATAGAAATCGGATTGTTTAGAAAATACTTGACAACCAGCAGACCATTTATCAATTTGAGTTGAACCATTTTCAAACTTACCAGCTTTATGAATGTTGATTCCAAATATACCTTCTTGTACATACTCTTCAATCATATCATACTTACCATCTTTGTTTTTATCTCTATAAACTTTAACGGGCTTTTGTTGTCTTAATGCTTCATACTTACCTTGATGTAATCCAATTTTATGTGAACCTCTATATTGACCAGGTTTTAGAATTGCAACACCATCTTTATTCAATAACGTCTTTTCCCAATGAGAACCAGGATCAGTTGTTGCTTTGTATTCACTATACATCCACTTACCATCTGAATCCTTATATGATATTGTTAAAGTATCATCAAACCTATTTGTTACCTCACCATGAGTATCGGAATTTCTAATACCAACAATGTTAACATCATATCCTTTATCACTTGTAAAGTATTTATATCCATTGCAGTTTAATGCCTCTTCGATTTGTTCTCTTGTAAATTTTGCCATTTGTTACTCTGTTATTTTTGATTGAATTCTATAACCTCAAAGATACGAGTTTGGATTTTCTTAGTACCCTCTGTATTTGTAAGTATTATTGAGTTTCTAAATTTCTGCCAATCAATGATAAAGGATTTATCCAATACCCCACCATTTTCTTCTCTAACCAGTTGGTTAAGTGCGTTTATTGTGTAAAGTGAGTTTGATTCTTTTTTACGATGAATCAATATCGTATCTCTCAATGGTTGAGTTGGTCTGAATTCAGTATTGATGTTATATGTAATATATAATTCATCTAAATTTGCTTTGTTTTGCAAGATGTAGATGTAGTTATATACGATTACATAAGTCTCTCTAATATCTTGTAGAACCTTTTG